AAAAGTATCATATATTTATTCATTAATTGAAGCCGATAAAAATATTACTAATAATAACACAATTAACAATAATATTGGCACCATAAATAATATCCAAATTAATAATTTTGGTAATGAAAACCAAGATTATTTAGATCAAGAATATTTTTCTAAATTATTAAATAAAAATGACTTTGAAAAGGTATATTTAACATTAACCAAAGATATTTATTTAAGATTAGATCATCCTGAAAATAGAACTATCAAAGTTGAAAATATTAACAATAAATATGCATATGTTTATGAAAGAGATAAATGGAGGGGTATTTTGAAGTCTGAATTAAAAGAAATTTTATATAAGAAAAATAAAAAATTAATAAGAGTTCAATTAGAAACTTTAAAAGATATTATTGATGAGACTAACTCTAATAGTATAAAATTATATTTAGCTAGAAATATTGATGTAGATCCTGTTATGAAAGATTTAAATGAGAAAATGATATTATTATTTTATACTGGTAAAGATAAGACCATCATCTAAAAATAATTAATTAAATATTGATTTAATTAATATTTTTAACTTAAAAACAAATCAATATATTATTCTAATATCGAAATGAGCAAAGATCTTTATATTTTAGGAAATTTAAAAGTAGATGATACTAATTCTTCTCCGTGGATGTGTTCTATTTCATTAGTTGAATTAGTTCATAGTGATTATATTACCTTACAATTATTACAAGATATACATTTAAATTTTATACTTTCAAAAAATGATTTAATAAAAATGACCTTATATAAAATAAATGTATCTTCAAAAGGTGAATTTACTAGGAAAAGAGGCGAAATATTTAAAAATAATGATTATAGTGATAATTTTATATCCTCATTAGGATTTAAAAAAGTAAAAGATTTTAGATATATAATTAATAAAAAAGAACGAAGCCAATATTTTGATGATATTACATTGACATTCTCATATACAGAACATGAAAGAATACCTCCAGGCAAATATTATATTGATTGTCCTCATATTGTTCTTCCAATATAAAATTAAAAATTTCTATTTAAAGAATTCTTATTATTAATATTAATAAAATGAACCCTTATGAAGTATTAGAAATACCACCTGATGCCAGTGAAAAAGATATTAAAGATGCCTACAAGCAGATGGCTAGATTATGGCATCCTGATAAGAATAAGGCACCTAATGCTGAAGAAAAATTTAAAGAAATTGGTAAGGCATATACAATTCTAAGTGATCCTCAATTAAAAATGAGATATGATCAAACTGGAAGTGTAGATGAAAATCAACAACAAGGAGTAGACATAAATGAAATATTAAGAGGAATGGGAATGGGAGGTTTTCCAGGTATGGGAGGTGGCTTTCCTGGTATGCCAGGTGGTTTTCCAGGCATGGGAGGAGGCTTTCCAGGTATGGGAGGAATGCCCCCAGGAATGTTTGGTCAAGTATTTGTAAATGGAATGCCAATGGGAGGAGGTGGTATGAATGCTCATGAAATGAATATTCGTAGAAATCTTAATATAAGAATTCAAGTTGAATTTTCATTACAAGATTTATTCAATGGAGTAAATAAGAAGTTAGAATATCAATATAAAAACCTAGAAAATGGACAATCTATTAGTGATGTATTAGATTTAACAATTATCAAAGGATCATACGAGGGACAAGAATTAATGATGAAGAACCGAGGAAACAAATATAAAGATCTAAGAGGCGATATAAGTATAAGAATTAAGGAGTCTAGACACAAAGACTTTTTAAGACCTTCAAATAGTCCTGCGGAATTAGTTTATAATTTAAAAATAAATTTAGTTCAATCAATTTGTGGATTTGAGATGGTTATTAAGGGTATAGATAATCAGAAATTAATAATTAAGAATTTTGAGAATATAATCAAGAATGGAGATCGTAAAGTAATACGTAGTCATGGAATGCCAATGTTTGAGAGAGCAGAAAGAGGTAATTTAGTGATCATATTTGAAGTTATATATCCTGATGCAATTAGTAGTGAAATTCGTAATAAGATAGCGGAAGTATTTGAATATGATAATAAATCAAAGTATAATGAAGCAAATGCTAATTCATCTGGTTATATATTATGTGAATTGGACGAATATAATGATAAAAATAGTGAGACAGAACATACGGAAAGTGGTGAGAGAGTACAATGTTCTCAACAATAGAAATAATTTAAAAAATTTTATAAATTTTTTAAATATTTATATAGTATATTAGAATGAGTACTATATTTCCATTTTTTAATATTGATAATAATGTTCGTATACATACAACTCAAATAAAAGAAAATTTAGATCAAGAAGATTGTTATATTCCAGAAATGTATAAAGATGTAGCTAAGGAAGCAAATGGTGTAGATGTTTTTAAATATATTAAATGCGATAAAAGAATTAAACCTAAAAAAACAAATGAATATACTCAAGTAGATATTGAAGGAATGACACAACATAAAATAGTTCCAACTGGATTAGCACCACCATTTAATACAGCTGTTTTAAATGTAGAAAAAAAGTCTAAAATAATAATTCCAAGTGGTATGAATACAACTATAATTAAACAAACTATTCATAAAGATGATTCAAAAAATTTAGCTGTAGTTATGAAAGATTCAACCAAACAAGATAAATCATCAATTGAAGTAATGCCAGCTGATAAAGTAAAATTATCAGGTGGTTCTTTAGATAATAATTATTATAAGTATTTAAAATATAAAACAAAGTATTTAACATTAAAGAATAGCATATAAAAATAGCATATAAAAATAGCCTATAAAAATAGCATATAAAAATAGCCGAGAACGAAGTTAAGCACTCGTAGAGGTTTATCGAAGATAAACGAAATGCTTGTCATTTCATGCCTATAAATAGGCATTGGGTCAAAGGTCTAAATTTATAAATATTTAACGAAGTTAAGCACTCGTAGAGGTTTATCGAAGATAAACGAAATGCTATGCATTTCAGCGTAAATCTGTTTCTTTTACATTATATACATCTAACTTATCAATATAACTATCTAATAATGAACTATCAAAATCAATTGAATAATTAATTTTTTTCTGTTCATATAAATAATTTCCACAATCAAATATATAGAATAATTTATTAATTATAATTGTATCATCTAAGTATACATTGATATGATATATAACTTTATCAAGAAGATAAAAATAATTTCTATAAAAGAATATTAGTAGATCATTTAAATTATCAATTGGTTGTTTTTTAATTAATGAATAAATTTCATAATTTTCTTCATTAAATACATCTGATACTTTTATATAACGAAGTTTATCTAATTGTGTTCTTTTATAATTTAATTTAATGTAAATAGTCGAAAATCTATCTTTTTTAGATATTAGATAATTCATTAAATCATTATTAAATAATATAATATCATTACTTAATTTTTGTATTTTGTGATAATCAAGTTCATTTTCTATTACTTGTTTATATTCATCAACTTTAACATTTATAAAAGTAGAATATGGTTTAAAAGTTGGATGTATTATACAAGAATATAATTGAAATGCTTTTGAAAATCCACCAATTAAATATAATAAATCATTATCATCAAATTCTTTATTACATCCTGTAAATTTTTGTAAATAATTAACTGAGATTACATCTTTAATTTCAATAACTAATAATAATTCACCTGATTTTTCATCCTGATAAGTTATATATATTTCATCTATTATATCATCAGTTGAATATTTTTTCTTTTGTAAATAAAAAAATTTTTCATATATTCTTTTATCATTCATTCTATTAACACTCATTAAGTAATTTTTTTCACCAATAGTTACATTAAATCTTTTAGAAGTATTTACTAAAGGTATTAAATTTGAAAAATTATCCATTTTACTATCAACTGAACTTCCATCTATTTTTAAATTATATAAATCTAAAGTTGGAACATTTACTTCAGATTCATATCTTTTTGTAATCTTTTCAAGATCCAATTTAATTGGAGAAACATATTCAAATTCATATTTTCTTTTAATAGATCTTTGAGCTTTTTTATCAATATGGAAGTAAACAATTTCTTTATTACCTTCATCTTCACGAGATATTAATTTTAACTTACAAGGATTTAAGATAATTTCTTGTTCTTCTGGAAATAATGAATAATTTTCTACACATAAACCAACACCTTCTACCCCTTTTGGTATTTTTATTTTTAATAATATTAATCCGAATGCATTTGTTTTAGGATTATAAAAGGGATTTCTAGATGTTGATATAAAACTGTTATCTTCATATATTTCTCCAATTTTTAACTCATTTAAATAATTATCATTTCCAATTAAACGATATACATAATAATCGTTGTTAAATGCTGGAGATTTAGAAATAATTTTATAAAATTGATTAATATTATTTTCAATAAATGGATCTTTGATGGATTTATTACGGATATAATAGTTCATTTGATATGATCCCATAAATGAATAATATTTGATATAATATTTGAGATTATTCATTTGAATAAATAAATAATGGTTTAAAAGGGTATCAGAATCAATATCTTGATTTGATATTTTTAAGCATAAATTATTTAATTTTTCTTTATCATAGAATGTATCATCATTTTTTATTAATTTTAAATTTAATGCTAAATTAATTAATTCATCACGTTGATAGTATGGATTAATATTAACAAATGGAATAAATGAAGGTTTGATACATAATGTAAAATTTCTTCCTACTTTATTTGATTGATAATAAAATGTTCTAATGTAAGTTTGCTCTAAAGTTGATAAATCAAAATTATTCATAAAATTAATATTTTTTTCTATTTTTTCTTTTAGTATTTTATCATTTGTTTTAATACTTTTTAAATAATCATATAATTCATTAGTTAGTGGTCTATTATAATAATTTATTACTTCAGAGTAAACATCAATTGGTTTTACCAAATATATATTTTTTGAAAATACAGAATAAAGTGGTATAAAATTATCAATTAAAGATATTTCTTTTTTAATTTCTAAGATGTATTCTTTAGGATTTTTGATATCTTTTCGTTGTTTTTTTAATTGATCAACTGTTGGTAATTCTGCTAAATTATAATAAATATTATATAAGACATCTAAATTTTTTACATCTATTAATTTATTTTTTATATTTAGTAACATTTACTATATATAAGA